AAGAGACCGCGTTCAAGACCGACCCGGTCACGCCCAACGTCCAGCGCATCCATTTCATCTCCGAGTCGCTGCGCTACAGCCGCGGGCTGGAGACCTCCGAGACCATCCAATCAAACCGCAACCCGGGCGCGCCGGCCCGCCTCGACTCCGACGTCGCCGGCGACATCACGGTGGAGCTGCAGGCCTACATCGGCCTGTTGCTCAAGGGGCTCTTCGGCTCGGTGGAAACCACCGGCGCCAGCTCCCCCTACACGCACACGTTCAAGGTCGGCAGCTCGCTGCCCTCCTTCGTGGTGGAGAAGGGCTTCGTCGACCTCGGCCACTATTTCAAGTACAACGGCGTCAAGGTCAACCGCTGCAGCTTCGATATCACCCGCAGCGGCTTCCAGCGCCTGACCTTCGGCCTGCTCGGGGCCAAGGAGACCGTCGGCGCCGACCCCTTCGACGCCACGCCGACCGACCTCGGCAAGAAGAGCTTCGACGGTTTCGCTATCGCCACGCTCGAAGAGGGCGGCAGCGCCATCGCCAACGTGACTGCGATCACCGGCCTGACCATCGAGAACGACCTCGACCCCGACTCCTACGTCCTCGGCGGGTTGGGCGAGCGCGTCTCGCTGCCTGCCGGCCGGGTCAAGGTGACGGGGACCATCACCGCCCTGTTCGAAAACCTCACCCTCTACAACAAGGCCAAGAACAACACCGAGAGCAGCCTGAAGGTCATCTTCAACCTCGGCACCGGGGCGGGCACCGCCGGCAACGAGTCGCTCGAATTCAAAATCCCCGAACTGATCTACAGCCCGAACGCCCCGGTCATCTCCGGGCCCCGCGGCGTGCTGGTCGAGCAGCCCTTCGAGGCCTACTACGACGACGCCGCCGAGGCGACCAGCATTCAGTGCATCCTGAAAAGCAGCCAGGCCGCCATCTGATGAACGACCTGGTGAAACACTACCGCATCGGCGGGCGCGTCTACGAGCAGCGCCCGCTGGTGCTGGCCGAGTTCGGGCGGCTGGCCGGCGTGCTGCGGGGTCTCACCCTGCCGGCCTCGCCCGCCGAGGTCGACATCCTGCTCGCCTTGGGCGATCACCTCACCCTCGCCCTGGCCATCGTGCTGCGCCGTCGCCGGATCTGGCCGCTTTCCCTGCTCGAAACCCCGCAAAGAAAGAACCTCGGACGGCTCGCCCGGCACCTGGCGCTGCACGCCGACGCGGCCACCGTGCGGGAGGTGGTCCACGATTTTTTTACCTGCAACCCGGTTGCCTCGATCTCGGCAGAGATGAAAGATGCGATGGCGGCCGGGGGGATCACGACGGAATCGAGGACCTCCTCGTCCTGCTCTGCGGCGGCGACCCCGGGAAAAGAGATGCCGTCCTCTGGAGCTTCGAGGTGCGCCACCTCAAGCGATGGGTCAAGCATCGCGCCCGCGAGCTGACTTTCCGCGAAGCGGTGCTCGCCTTCCTCGGCGTCAAACCCGAAGGCGAACCCGCTACCCCTAAAGAGAAATACTGCCGGGCCTGCCGCGAGTCGGGCCTTGACGACTGTGCCAGCTGCAGCAAGCAGATCGGAGCGCTGAACTGATGGGCGATAAACAGGTCAAGATGCTGATCACGGCCAACGCCAACCAGGCGCAGGCCGAGTTGAACAAGTTCGGCAAGAGCTTCCGCCTGGTGCGTGGCGAGATCGACGGCCTCATCAAGAGCGCCGCCGGCATCGGTGCACTCTACGGCATCGGCCGGGGAATCAGCACCTCGCTCGACGCCTCGGAGCAAATGCAGAACAGCCTGCGCGGCCTCGCCTCGGTCGCCCGTTACGCAGGTGAAGACCTCGGCAAGACCATGCAGGCCGCCTCCGACCTCACCAAGGACGGTCTGCTTGACATCGAGTCGGCCGCCACCTCCCTGAAAAACCTGCTCTCCCGCGGTTTCGGCCTGGATGAGTCGGTAAAGCTGGTCGAGCGGTTCAAGGACTCGGCAGCGTTCGGCAAGCAGGCGAGTCTCTCACTTTCCGACGCGGTCAAGAGCGCCACCGAGGGCATTAAAAACGAGAACTCCATCCTGGTCGATAACGCCGGCGTGACCAAGAACGTCTCGGTCATGTGGAAGGAGTACGCGGCGCAGATCGGCAAGAGCGTCACCGACCTGACCATCGCCGAGAAGCGGCAGGCCGAATACAACGGCATCCTGCGCGAGACCGAGGCGCAGCTGGGCAACGCCAAACTCGCCGCCGAGGGGTTGACCGGCGCCAAGGCGAAGATGCGCCAGGAGGTGTTCGCCGTCTCGGCCGGCATCGGCGACGTGCTGACCCCGGTCATCCTGAACCTCGCCAAGGCGCTGAACTGGACGCTGCAGAACGTGATCCGGCCTTTCGTTGGCGGCCTGGAGATCATGGGGGCGAAGGCCAGCCGCAACGCCATGATGGTCGGCGCCGTGACCGACTGGGTAACGAGCGGCTTCGAGGGCGGGACTGCGGCGATCAAGGAAGAGTTCAAGCGCCTCGATGCGGTCCTCGACGAGCAGGCCGCCGAAATTGTCAAGAAATGGGAGGGCGGACTCGCCATCCCCGAGATCGGCAAGGACAGTGGCAAGCGCCGGCAGGATGTTGTCATCCCCCCCCAGGGGGGGAGTAAAGGCAAGAGCGCCGCCGAAGCCGCCAAGAAGCTCGCCGAAGAATGGCAGAAGACCCGCGCCTCGCTCACCCTCGACACCGCCAAGATGGGGATGGACGAATTCGAGCAGAAGGTCGTCGACCTCGCCGTCAAGGTGCAGGAGCTGCGCGAGAAGTTCGGCCCGTCCGAAATTATCGACAACTGGTTCGCCGCCCAGCTCAAGCAGATCGATGTCGAGCGCATCAAGCAGGCGACCGAAGAGACCAAGAAACTCGCCGAAGCCCAGCGCGCCGCCCGCGAGGACGCGATCAAAAGCCAGCTCGCCGCGGTCGACCTCGCCGAGCGCGAGCGCAGCATCACCCGCGAGGACGCCGGGCAGAAGCGCATCGCCCTGCAGCGCGAACTGCTGGAGCTACAGCAGCGCTACCAGAACCAGATCGACAAGCTCAAAGACCCCGCCGGCTGGTACGCCCAGCAGGACGCCATCAACGGCACCCGCGCCGCTCTGGTCGACCTGAACGACGAGATGCAGCGGCTCACCGGCAGCGAGACCGAAGGCATGGCGCGCGGTTTTGCCAACTACACCGAGACCGCCCGAACCGAGTTCGAAAACGGCGTGAAGCTCGCCGAAGATACCGCGAGCGCCATGGAGGGGACCTTCGAGACGGTCTTCTTCGACGGCATGCGCGGCCAGTTTGAAAGCCTCGGCGACTACGTCGACGCCTTTTTGCGCTCGATGCAGCAGTCGGTGGCGCAGGTGCTCTCGCAGATGCTGGTCAAGCAGATGACCAACCAGGCGGCCGGCCTGCTGACCGGTTTGGTCGGAGCGGCGGCCGGGGCGGGGGTCGGCGGAGCGGCGGCGGGTAGTTCGGTCTACGCGGCCGGCACGGCACCGACGGCGGGCAGCGCCTTTTTGGTCAACGCCAAGGGCAACGCCTTTGACCGCGGGCGGGTCGTTCCGTTTGCCAAGGGAGGCGTAATGCTGCGGCCGACCACCTGGCCTATGGCCGACGGTAACACCGCCCTGGGTGGCGAGGCTGGACCCGAAGGCATCCTGCCGCTGCAGCGCGTCAGCGGCGGCAAACTCGGCGTCACCGCCGCCGGCCTGGGCAGCAAACAGACGGTGATCAACAGCCGGCCGACTTACAACATCGTCACCAACAACCCGAGCGACGTGCGCCGCGCCATCGGCCAGGAGACGGCCCGGCAGGCGCGGCTGCTGAAAGCCGCCGACCGGAGGAACAACTGATGGCCTTCCTCGATGTCCGCTTCCCCGTCGATATCTCCTACGGCAGCGCCGGCGGCCCCGGCTACCAGACGACCGTGGTCACTACGCAGGGCGGCCGCGAATACCGCAACTCCCAGCGCTCGATGCCCCTGTATGAATATAACGCCGCCTGCGGGGTGAAGAGCCGGGCGCAGATGGCCGCCCTGTGCAATTTTTTCAACGCCGTCGGCGGCCGGGCGCACTCCTTCCGCTGGAAAGACCATCTCGATTTCCAGAGCTGCCTGATGACCGCCACCCCGGCGGCGCTAGATCAGGCGATCGGCACCGGCGACGGCACCACCGCCGCCTTCCAGCTTAAAAAAACCTACACCGAAGGGGCGCTCTCCCGCGTGCGGACGATCCTCAAACCGGTCTCCGGCACGGTGCTGGTCGCCGTGGCTGGCGTCGTCAAGACGGTCACCACCCACTACACCGTCGACCACGCCACCGGCATCGTGACGTTTACCGCCGGCAACATCCCGACCGCAGGACAATCCGTGACGGCGGGGTACGAATTCGACGTGCCGGCCCGCTTCGACATCGATTCCCTGCGCGACCTCACCTGGGAATCCTTCGACATCCTCTCCGCGCAGATCCCCGTCCTCGAGGTGCGCGATGCCGCGTAATTTCAGCGCCGCCCTCAAAGCCCACCTGGCGCAGTCCTCGACCACGCTGACCACCTGCTGGCAGATCACCCGCCGCGACGGGACGGTGCATCGCTACACCGCCCTGGATGCCGACCTCACCATCGGCGCCGACGTTTTCAGCAGCATCGGCGCCCCCTACTCGGCGACCAGCTACAGCGGCAACACCGACCTCTCGGTCGACAACCTGGATATCGACTGGCTCTTCGGCGACATTTCCCGGCAGGACATCCTGGCGGGGCTGCTCGACGACGCCGAGGTTCGCTTCTGGCTGGTCAACTGGCAGGATCCCGACGCCTCGGGCAAGATGCTGCGCGGCTGGACGGGCGAGCTCACCGTCACCGACGACGGCGTCAAGGGCGAGCTGCGCGGCATGCTGCAGCGCCTCCAGCAGCGCACCGGCCTGATCGTCTCGCCCGGCTGCCGCTACGATCTCGGGGACGCAAGGTGCGGGGTGGACTTAGAGGCCCTAGCCGTAACTGGCGCGGTGACATCCGCCCTCATCAAGGAAGACTTTTCGGTTTACTCGCTCGGCACGCAGCCGACCGGCACCACCCGCCGCTACAACACGACCAACGGCAGCTTTACCGTCGTGGCCGGAACGGGCATCGGCGGCAAGCACCTCCAGTACGACACGACCTCCTACGTCGGGGCGGTGGACAAGATGCTTTCCATCGACTCGCTCGACGGTACGGTCGATGTCGAGATTCTGGCGAAGGTGCGGCCGAATCATAACGACGACGATTGTATGATGCTCTATGCCAGGGCCAGCGGGACCACGAACCCCAACTATTATTCGGTTAGTTTCGGAACCGCATTCGCGCACTGCCTGCGCCTCGGCTACCATAACGGGGCCTCTATGTCGGCGCTGAACAACATCGATTTCGGTTGGTTGGTCGGCGGTTGGCATTGGGTGCGGTTCCGCGTCATCGGCTCGGCCCTCAAGGTCAAGGCGTGGCGGGACGGCGACCCCGAGCCCTCGGCATGGATGATCGACCGCACGCACACCTCGATTGATACAGGCGGCTGGGTCGGCGTGGGCGGCAAGAACTCCGGCAGCACGCGGGATGCCGACTTCGACTATTTGGGCGTCAACACCGACGGCTCAACGGTCCCCGTTCCGGGGACGGAGGCGGCCTACAGCGACCGGGTAAAAGACATCAATCGCAGCGAGCCCACGGGATATTTCAACGGCGGGCTGCTGACGGTCGTGACGGGAGAGAACGCCGGGGCGTCGATGGAGATCAAGACGTGGGACGCTGCACAAAAGACCTTCATCCTCTACGAGCCGCTATTCTATTCCATTGCCGAGGGCGACGAATACAGCGCCGTGCCAGGTTGCGAAAAATCGTTTGCCGCTTGCCGCGACACTTATAGCAACGCCCTGAAATTCGGAGGGGAACCGCACCTGCCGGGCTACGACGTGGTTCTTCAGCGCAAGCAGGGAGGCGTCGTATGAGTTCCAATTCGTGGGGACCGCTCGCCCTCGGCATCATCGTCGGGCTGCTGACCTGGTGGACGGGCTACGGCTTCGCCATCGGTTTCGCCATCGGCTCGATGGCCGGCTCCCTGATTTTTGCGCCGAGCACCCCGACCATCGACGGGCCGAGCCTGCAAGACCGGCGGGTGCAAAAATCCGAGTACGGGGCGCACCTGCCGGTCATCTGGGGCTGGATGCGGACGACGGGCAATGTCGAATGGGTCAAGGGCAACCAGCTCGACGAGCGCATCCGCAGGATCAAGCAGGGCGGCCAGAAAATCCGCATCCGGGAATATTTCGCGACGTTTCTGATGCTGGCGGCCGACTGCACGGACGGTGTGGGCATCGACGGCGTGGCCAAGATTTGGCTCAACCATGAGCTGGTCTATGACTTTTCCGAACAGCCGGTTTTCGATCCCACCACCGGGACCCTGATCGACAAGCTCGCGGCGGTGAAAATGCCGGGCATCACGTTCCGGATTCTCGACGGGACGCAGACCACCGCCGACGACCTGATTGTCGCCGACCTCGGCGCCGGCAACGTCCCGGCCTATACCGGCCGGGCGGGGGTGCTGTTTGTCGATTTGCCCCTGGAGAAATACGGCAACTCCATCCCCACGGTGGAGATGCTGGTGGTCCGCAAATGCGGCACCGCCTACCCACCGACGGTGGACCTCGATGCGTCGGCCATCACGGGGGAGGGGTCCAACTCGGTGCAGGACGCCCGGACCGGCTATATCTGGAAAATCACCCAGGAGCCCCGGCCTGGGGCGGTTTCCGTCTTTGACCCCGTGTCGGAAACGACGATTGCGACCATCGGCCTCGGCCTGATCCAACAGCCGATCTGGGATGGGGAGGATGTGGCCGGCATCGGTATCGACTACGTCGACGGAACGGCGGAGGTCATCGTCTACCCCGGCTGGGAGGGGACGGTCGGCACGGTACGCATCAGCATCGACCTCGCCACGTACCAGATCGTTGCCCGTGCCACCGGGCAGGAGATCGTAGCGTATGACCCGATTCTCTACCGGAACAGCGGCTTCTACCTGCAGACCATCCAGACGGGTCTGGTGGTCGGCGGGCACACGATCTACGGTTTCATTAAAGCACCGGGGACGGAAGGGGTCCTCGCCGATGCCGGCGAAAGTTTCTGGCACGCCAAGGAGCTGGCCCGCTGGCAGGATTTGAGCGGCAGGATTTACCCCTACCCCGTCTGGCTCGGACTGGAAGACGACGGCGTACCGCCGACGATGGACGATCTGACCGGCCCCTTGCTGGCCGTCAGCGCGACCAACCATCTCTACATCTACAACACGTTTACCTGGATCCCCGTTATGAGGTTTCAGGCTGCCGAATGGACGTCGGCGGGTCTGCCGCGCTGGGCCTGGGACTACAACCGGCACTATCTCTATGTCTGGGACTCGTACAACGTCGGGACCTATTTTTACAAAATCGACCTCAACCCCGATTTCCCGACTGCGCAGAAGGTCCTCCTCACCCACGACTGCAACGGCATCGGCTATGACCCCGACGCGGACGTGCTGGCCATCGGCTACAACGACGGCCTCTATATCTACCGCGCCTCGGACATGGCCCTGATCGAATCGCGCACCGGCATCAACGCCACAGGCGAACTCTACGTGCCGCCCAACGCCGCCGGGTGGGTCATCCAAAAATCGACCATGAACAAAATCTATTACCACCAGCAGTTCGACACCGAGGGGCCGCCGCTCTCCACCGTCGTCGGGGATGTGCTCTCGACCGTCTCCGAGTTCGAAGCCGCCGACTTCGACGTGACGGCTCTGACGCAGCGGGTCGGCGGCTACGCCTCCGGTCAGTCGCCGAGGGGCACGATCGACCCGCTGCGGCAGCTCTACCGATTCGACCTGGTCGAGGTGGATCATCAGCTTAAAGCCGTCAACAGGGGCGGCGCTCCCGTGGCGATCATCGACTGGGACGACCTCGGCGCTTATTCTGACGGCAAGCCGGCCTCGGCGGTCACCATCACCCGCCGGCAGGAGGTCGAGCTGGCAAAATCCATGACGCTGACCTACATGGACCCGGCGATGGATTACCAGGACAGCACCCAGCGGGCCACGAAGATCCAGACGCAGAGCGACCATCACATCGATGCCAAGCTGCCGGTCGTCCTGTCCTCCGACGAAGCGGCGCGGACGGTTGAAATCCTGCTGCACCAGGACTGGCTGGCGCGGACGGGCTATGCGATCAGCTTGCCGCCCAAACACGCTTGGCTCTCGCCCGCCGATGTCGTCAGCATCCCGCAGGACGCGACGGAATCCAATTTTTATACGATGTTGGTCGGTGAAGAAACCCTCGGCCCCGAGTTCCTGACCTCGCTCAAGGGCGTGCGGGACCAGCCGGACATCTACACCTCGACCGCCACCGGCGCGGCGGGCAGCTACACGCCGCCCACGGTGGTCATCCCCTATCCCTCGCGGCTGGAGCTGCTGGATATCAACCCATGGACGCCTCTGGCCGGGTATTTCGTCGCCGTCTGCGGTACAAGGCTTCCCTGGCCGGGGGCGGACGTGCTGGAGTCGGCGGCGCTGGCCGGCCCCTACGATGCCATCGTGACCACGCAGGACGCGGCGGTGCTGGGCAGCGCGGTCACGGCCCTCGCAGAAGCATCCCCCTGGCGGACGGACGACGACAACAGCGTGACGGTCCGGCTGGCCGACCCCTCGGCGGTGCTCACGTCGGGTCTGGCCCTGCTCGGGGACGAGATCATCCATTTTTCTTCTGCCATTCAGAGCGGGCAGGAGTGGACGCTTTCCACCCTCTTGCGGGGCCGCAAGGGGACCGACACCGGCATGACCCATGCCGCCGGGGAGCGCTTTGTCTTGCTGGATGACAACGTGCTCGCCATCTCTCAGCCGGTCTCCGAGCTGGACGTTGCCCACTACTACCGCGCGGTCACCAGGGGCCAGCGGGAGGAGACGGTTTCCCCGGTCACCTTCGCCAACGGTTTCAACTGCCTCAAGCCCTGGAGCCCGAAACAGGCAACGGCGGCCATCGGCAGCGATACGGTTCTGGACTGGGAACGCTCGGACCGGCTGACGACAAACTGGCACCTGGCCGTGGCGCTACCACTTTCTGAATCCTCCGAAGCCTACGAGGTGGACATCCTCGATACGGACGGGGAGGTGATCCGCACGGCGACGGGGATTACATCCAGCACCTGGACCTATACGAGCGCCATGCAGACGACGGACGGCGATGCGGGGGTTGCGGCCCACATCTACCAGATATCGGCCACGGTGGGTAGAGGGTATCCTGCGACCGTTTCGCTGCTGCGCCGGTTCGATTTGTCCGTCCTGGGTACCTGCGACACGACCACCCCATGGACGGTGGAAAGCGGCACCCTCGGCACCAGGTCGGCCACCCCGACTCCTTATGAGGGGACCGCTTATCTCTTTATGGGGACGTCGGCCACGTCCATCGCCTATCAGGACTTGACCATCCCCAGCGCCATCCTCACCGAGGTGGACGCCGGCTCGGCCCTCTTCTCTGCCGAGTGGTGGCAGGCGGGATTGGACGGGACCAACGACAAGGGCGAGGTGATTGTCGAGTTTCTCTCCGCGACATCCACGGTACTGGGGACGCTCAGCTCCGGGCTGTTCACGACCAACCAGACATGGAGCAAGCGGTCCTTCTCGGCGCAGGCCGTCCCCGCGAACACCCGCACCGTCCGCTTCAAAATCAAGGGCGTGCGGACCAACGGCACCAATAACGACGCCTATTTCGACTCCATCGGCCCGGTTGTCATTTGGGTCCCCTGACAGGAGCACATCATGGCCCTACCCGATCTCGGCACCACGCACAGCCTCAAAGAGCTGCAGCATCCGCAGGATAACCCCGACGTCACGGTCAACGACATGCGCGACCAGCTCGGGGCCGTGGCGGGCCTCGCCCGGCTGGTGAAAAACCTCACCGCCGACGCCGACTACACCCTGGACACCGCCGCCGGCAGCCGCGAAGACCTCTATGGCCCGGTCAAAATTACCGACACCGGGACGGTGCTGACCACCGGGCGCAACGTCATCGTGCCGACCCGGGTGCAGGTGCGGTTTATCGAGAACGCCACGGCGCAGACGCTGACGGTCAAAACGGCCGCCGGCACCGGCGAGGCGCTGACCGCCGGGCAAAAGGGCTGGCTGCTGTGCGACGGGACCAACGTCGTCAAACTCGTTTCGGACTGGTAAGGAGCCCACCATGTCGGAAGGCACACACAAAAACCTCGTCGCCCCCGCCGGGCTCTACGTCCCCCTGGCCCTCTCGACCCCGCAGGACTTCAGCGCCTGGCCGTTCAAGGCCTACGTCTTCGACCCGGCCGAC